TACCAGTAAATGTTGATAAACCAGCAACAGTAATATTTGAATGGAATGTAGATACACCAACAACAGAAAGTCCAGCACCAACACGAACTTCTTGAGCACTCGAAAGTCCAACGAAAGTCGAAAGACCTGTTATGTAGAGGTTCCTACCTGTAACCTCATCGTATGTAATATCTCCAGCAACGTCTAACTTACCTGTAATTCTGGCATCACCCTTAACATAGAGTGAAGTTGATCCAGTAGAAACTGCGGATCGAATGTCCAGCAAATAAGAAGGAGTATCTGTACCCACACCTACCGAATTACCAATAGCGGTAAGAGTAGTTTGAGCAGATCCTATTTTTACATCGCCAATGAAAGTAGAGAATCCTGCAGCATATACTGACGTTGCACCAATACCTCCAGCAACATCGAGGGTATATCCAGGAACCGTCGTGCCGATACCTACCTTATCTGTAGCAGCATCCGCTAAGATAAGATTGGTGTTGACCTCTAATCCATTTTTGACTACAAAATTCTTATTGACAGCCATTCGGGTTCACTCTCCCCCGCAAGTTTAATTTATCTTTATTTATTTATGTAAGTTTAAGTTACAGATCTGATAACTACCTTACACTCACCAGTACTTCCACCTAATTGAGTATCGACTACTGTTACTGAACCATCAGTGTATCCAGCACCACCACCTCCACCAGCACCATTTTGACCACCATTACCACCAGTAGCACCATGACCACCTGAACCACTAAGAATTAATGGGAGTAATGTTCCTACAGCAGAACCTGCAGTTTGCATAATATTAAATCCTGCCTTAAATCCTCTAGTAATTCTAGCAGTATTTGTCACAGGTGTTCCCCTATCTAATCTAAAGAACTGATCTCCACTCATATCAGAACAAGCACCAATTCCCCGATCAGACCAATAAATTCCCTGTGAACAAGTTAATGCTCTTCCTCCAGCTCCAATTCCAGTTGCTATAGTATCACCAAAATATCTAAGATCAGCATTAGGATAACGAGATCCAAAAACTCCACGTTCTGTCAATTGTCCGTTTTGTATAGCAACAGCACCGATACCACCATCTCTACCAAATCCAGATTCACCTGTACTTACATTAATACCACCACCTTTACCACCAGTAGATACAGATCCTCCACCTCCACCTTGTCCAACAACTGCAATTAATGTTGCTTTTCTATAAACAAATGGAGCATTAATTAAATCAGTAAGTCCTGCAATTACATATTCTTCATTCTTCTTCATTGTAAATCTAATTCTAGAATATCCACCTTCACCACCTTCCTTAAATGCAACAGATGCTGCTCCAGTATTATCAGTACTATCAAGTCCTTTTCCACCATAAAGATCCATCTCTATATTAAGATCTCTATCAGGTGCATAGAAACTAATTAGTTGACCTAATCCTAAAGTAGATGCATTTACAGGAGTTCTATCAAAAGTATGCTCACCATTTGATAAATTAATTGATGAAAGATTGGCATTAGGAATATTACCAATTTCTTCTATATTAATATTAAACTGATCCTCAGATGAAACACTAGCAAAATTAACCACATTACTCTTAAGTGGAGAGTTGGTTGCAGTAGGATGTGAAATAACACATTGGACAGTCTGAATACCAACTTTATCAGCATTGACAGTAAATGTTGGAGTGTCTCCTCCAGATACAACAGTATTTGTGGTTACCTGTGTTTGATCACTACCCGAAGTATTATACTCAAGAACTACATACCCAGTTTTATTTGTATTCTCCCAGAAACTTTTTAATCCAACAGTAGCAGATGAATATGCACTTCCACCAGCAATTCCACCAGCAGATGCACTAATCTCATCTTGCCCATAGGTTCCACCACCACCAAAGGGAACTACATCAGTTCCACCAGAAATTCCAGCACCGCCTCCTCCACCGCCTCCTCCAGCAAGAGGAGCAGCTTCACCAGCAGAACCATCTATTTTTAAACTAACAATCTCAGATGGAGTATAATCAAACCAATATGTAGAAGCAGATCCAACAAGACCATCATAGACCTCAGATCCACCTCCCCCTCCACCGCCTCCAGCAGCAAGAATGACAGTACCAATACCACTTATCCAAACAGCAGTAGCACCACCGCCACCGCCACCGCCTCCTCCAGAAGCAGGAGATGGAGCAGATGCACCACCGTTTCCACCAATAGCACACATACTAGTGCCACCTATACCACCATTAGTATCTGCGCCAGTTACTCCATCATCACCTCTTCTTCCAATCTTAACTTCTATAGATTGCTCTCCATCAGGTAATGCAAATCTCCCAACAAATCCAGCACCTCCTTCACCACCAGGATCATTAGAATCTTCTGCTCCACCCTTTCCACCAGATCCACCAGCAACAACTATCTGAACATTAGTAGAACCTGAAGGAATGCTATGAGAAAAATCAACTGAGTTTATAGTTGAGTAATAATTAGTTGCTGTTGTACGAGTTACAGTACCAGAAGTTGCATCAGATCCATTAAGTTGCCATTGATATGATAGATTCTGTGATTCTGCGGATGTAGCAGTAATACTATATGTTGTATTATCTCCAACCAATGCTTGATCATCTGTTGGTTGATTAGTTATATCAATAAAAGGTTTAACTGTGACAATACCTACAGTAGAAGAATGTGGTTCATTCCATGCTTGTCCTGTCTCAAATGGATTAACTCTAGTTGCATCATAATTAGGGGAATAATCTGTCTCTAGATAAAACTTTCTTCCATTATCATTTTCTGTCAAATTAAAAATGGTTAACATTGTTGTGGCAGTTCCAACCATTACAGAACTGTCAGTTAATTTACCTACACCTACTTCATACCACTGATAAAGAATAGCACCAGCATTATCAGCTGTATATCCACTTGTTGAAAAACCTACTGTGGCAATACCAGTGAAAATTCTAGTACTTCCTACACTAAAGACGCTGTTTAGAACTGCTGAACCAGCACCTTCATTTTCAGCATCCCAAAATCCACCAGATCCTGCCATTACATAGTCAGTATTAGTGCTGATGAATCCAGATCCACCACCGCCACCCCAAGATCCTGGGTCAGTATCTATATCTCCACGTCCTCCTCCACCACCATAGTATCCTCCACCGCCGCCACCGCCAGAATAAAGGATATTTGATTCTCCAGTTCCACCTTCTAAATCACCACCACTAGTATTCGTAATTCCACCAGTTTCATCTAAACTAGCAGGACCTTTTCTACCACCACCAATTTGAGTACCACCACCTGCACCATCAAGTAATCCAGATGGACCTTTTGCAGTTCCACCCTCAACTCCTCCACCAAAACCACCAGCATTTCCAAGACCAGTAGTTGTAATACCACCTGATCCACCACCACCGCCTCCAGCGATTAGTAATGCATTTGCTTGAGAAATACTTGTTCTAAAAAGACCAGTATATCCACCACCAGAACCACCATTAGCTCCACCTGTTCCACCACTTCCTACTCCAACAGTTCCATTTTGAGAACCTACTTTACCAACCTCAAGTACATAACTAACACCCGACTCAAATTTAACATCACCACTTACAGATCCACCCTTACCACCATTTTTACCACCTGCTGCACCATATAATCTTACACCTGCAGTAAAAGTATTCAGTGCAGTAAATGTATATGTAGTATCTGCGTCAAAAGCATCATTAGAAGTCTCTAAATTAATCGTAGTATCACCATCAGATGTTGCGGGTGAAACCGTCAACATTGATGTACTAGCAGAAGGATTCTTAGTAAATGACAGCAGAGGACCATTGATGTCCAACTGTGTTTGACTATCATTAAAAGTTTGATGTCCCATTAGGCGAAATTCTGACCTCCGACAATACCATACATACCGACTGAGGAAACATTAGTTCCGTCAAATATCTTAAACGAGTAAATATCAGTTCGACTTGCAGTTGTTGTTACCACAGGAACAACTCCACCTGGCCAGTATACTGGGAATGTACTACCACCTCCAACATAGAAGGTATCAATACCAACAGCACGACTACCCGTACCATCCTGACTCATCTTAATTGTAAAGGATGTAGATTCAGAAGGAATATTATAAAGTCTAAATCCACTAATATCAGATGTAGCAGTACAAATAAATGACTGTGCCTGACTTAAATCAACAGTAACTATATTAGAGTAGATTGTAAGAATACCAACCTGTTCAGAGTAACTTCTAAACCTAGTATGTGCCTGAAGATCTATAGGTGCTGATGGATTTGTAGTTCCCACACCAACCGATCCAACACCACTGATTACCATTACATCAGTAGTATTACCAAGTCCAACTTGGACAGATTGTAGTGGATTTGTAGTTCCAATACCAACCTTATTAACAGTTACTGTACCAGCAGCATTAGGAAGATCAACATTCGTCACTGTAAGCATTCCACTTACATATGCGTCATTAGTAGTAACAAATCCTACAAAATGAGAATCTCCATTTACATAGAAGCTAGTACCAGAAGCACCAATATTACCAACCTCAAGAGAGAATCGTGGTTGGGTAGTTCCGATACCAACTTTATCTTGACTAGTATTATAACTAATCGAACCTACACCAGACGTATAGTTTGTCCATCCAGTAGCAGATACGTTAAGACTGGTTAATTCTGATCCATCACCAGAGAATTTAGAAGCAGTTATAATACCAGAAACAAAAGCACCACCCTCAACATTTAACTTATAACCATTAGCAGTAGTTCCTACACCAACACCATCGCTATCTGCTGCGAATAATGAAGTTCCAGAACCAACCTGTAAGGTTAAATCAAATGGATTTGTAGTTCCGATGCCAACCTTATCATAGACCTCAATACTTAAATCTTTATCAAGACTTACACTACCAAACCTTCTCCAATCGTTAGCAGTAGTATAAACCCATCCAGCATATCCACCTTCAGTTGGGTCAGAGTAGTAAACTACGTCACCAGGGTTACCTGCCAATACTGGAGTAGATCCTGCAAGAGCAAGTTTTCTAGAAACGATTTGGTCACCCTGAATGAAGAATGAGTTTGCCTCAATACCTTTATCAGATGTTGATGTTAACTTATTAGAAAGAATAACAGGACCATTAAATTCAGATGTAATCTTGTTATCTGATCCACCCTCAACCTTAATTGATCTACTAAATGCTGCCTGTGATGATTCAGTAACGTTTAGAGATGCAAGGTTACCAATATCCTCACCCGTAATTGTTCTAACTGGAGTGTCAAAGATTTCTTCTGTTCCAGTTAATGCACTTAATCTCTTATAACCATTGTATGAAATACCCTTATCATTCATACCAGTGTAGTAGTTCATACCACCATCTTGTCTGGTAGACTGTGCCAAGAGTTCTTCTTGTCTGGTTATATCCCTATCCTGTACAGATGGGAATGCAGTAGAGTAGTTACCTGGACCAAAACCAACATACTCAAACGTATGACCAGAAGCACGTAGAATTGAGTGCCTTCTAAGTTCTACAGGATATACTCTAATTCTTCTAACAACAGATCGAATTGCATGAGCTGTTGCTTTTGTACCTAATACACCACGGAAAACATCAAATGCTTCGTTTGCTGCACCAGTAGTAGTGGTCTTAACTCTCATTATCTCATCATTAACCATGAGATAATCACCAATATTAATATCTAAATTCTGACTGCTTGTTATATTGATAGATGCAGAAACAGCACTAACAGTTTGAGAAGATAGATCAGAAGTAAGATTATCATAAGCGATAATCATTCTACCATTTAAGTTCTCATTGTTCTCTGTAATAACACCGTCTCTTGAAGAATATCCTTCAGGGAATACAAAAGGAGTACCTGTTGCAGTTGGTACAGTAGTTCCAACACCAACAATAGCAGAGAATGAAGTTGCAGTAAGAATCTCATTGACTACCCAACTTCCATTATAAATCTCCGATGCTGTTGTAAATCCAGCAAATCGAACTTTCGTATCAGCCTTTAATCCATGTCGTTGTTCCGTTATAACAGTTGCAATTCCACTCACATTAGTGTAACTAAATGTGCTAGTCTGAATTCCTAAAGATGCACCTGTTAAGTACAAGTAAGAACCTGTAGTATTAGTTCCACCAATACCAGTTGTACTAAATCCAGTAACCGTAGATGCAGATGATACTGTAATACTTGTTCCTGTAGTACCTATTCCAGTAATTCTGTATAGATCATCATATGCTTTATAAGTTTCTGAAGAAACTCCAGTAATCTTAAGTACATCACCAACGTTGTCATAAATTTGGTCAACCTTAACAACTGCTTGTGAGAATCCAGTATAAGTGGTAACACCAGTTACATTCATGGTGTTACCTATACCATAGGAACCACCACCAGACATAATCTTAACACCAGTAATAGTACCACTCGCATCAACAGTAAGTTTAGCAGTAGCATCTCTACCAGTTACAGATGTTCCAATACCAACCAATCTAGCATTGTAAATATCTCCTGCAGAACCAGATCCATATCCAGCACCACCAGAAACAATACTTAGAACAGTTGCTCTGTTTAATCCATGAGGTATTAAAGTAGTAATAGTATGAGCAGTACCTGTTTGAGATTGGATCTCAGTAATACCTACACCAATCGTAACGTCAGCATTATACTTGTTTAATGTCTCTTTTGTAAGACTACTTCTAACATCATCAATAGCAACCTCACCAATCTGACCTGAAATAGCAAATGATTTTGCTGCTGTTGGGTCTGATACAGGATTATCTCTTACAACCTGTGGGTATAATTCTTTAACAGGTTGTGAGAATTTCTCTTCTGTAAATGGACTAACAGTTGGGGAGTTAGATGCGTTAAGGAAAGTTAGATAGTATATACCATCCTGTTCTCCAGCAATATATTCTTGTGCTTCTTCACTCTTAAAGACATAATAGGTATTCTCATATTTCTTTCTCTTAAAATATGGAAGTGCTGTAGTTCTATCAGATGTATCACTAGTAAATGAACCAGGGTCAGTTGATAATCCAACA